ATATGGTCAAACAATCCCTTGGGCTTTGTTACGGCGGCACCAGTTTCTGTTGCTTTTTTTCTTGGCATTTTACGATTTGGTCCAGACACGCTTATCGTATTGTACAAAGGTTGTCAATCCAAAGCCATTCTTGGCATTGGACCATACACCAGCATCATTTTTTGACGATGTAATCTTTGTGAATACAGCAGAAGTTGATTCTACAGGCTTAGTCAAGTAAAACTTGCTGCCAATAGCCAACTTGCCAAACTCAATCTGCTTTGTTGTTTCGTCGCTCATTTTTGTTTTCCTCTTTTGGTAGTTCAACAGATTCTTTGTCTTTGGATAAAAGACGCTGAACGTGCTGTTCTAATCTATGAAATCGTGATTGATATTCTGTATGTTTGCCTGATAGTTTATCCACCTTACTGGTTTGACGCTTTAGATTGTCAAATATTATTCTTAGTGTTTCTGTGATGGCGTTGCCATTTTCAACTATAGTAGTTTTATTTGTCTTATCCATCTTCTTTATCATAAGATAAAACTTATAACAAGAATACGCCAGACACAACTCAATTATGAATATCGCAGCCAGAAGTATATAAAAAAAGGTCATAAATAAATACCCCGATAATATAGATCAGGGTATAGTTGTTGTCAAGATGCTATTTCTTGTCTTACTTCGGTGACATTATCCAAGAAATGTATCCAACTTGGATGATGTGCGATTTGTATGGTTGAACTTACTGGCACAGCCCTTGGTGCCTTTGGCTTGCGAATAAGTTTTAGCCCAGCCTGTTCTGGCGTTTTATCACCTTTCTTGCTGTTGATTTCTTTATGACACCATACCATATTCTCAAACGTATTCTTGCCGCCCTTGGTACGAGGAATAACGTGGTCAATGTTGCCATCTTTCCAAGAAATCTGACGACCTGTATATTGACATACTCCACCATCACGTTTACGAATGCTTTCTTTGGTCGGACGAGGAGTAACTACAGGCATCTTGCTATAGTTTGGCTGAATAATGACACGCGGAGCCCGAATAGTCATATTAGAGGTATGTATAGCAAGATCATAATCTCTTATAGGCAGATTCTTCCAAGTTTCCCAATCAACTGGCTGTACATATTCTGGATTATCCCAATCTACGCTGCCATTTTCATCCACACGAAAGTTCATATCTATGGCAAGAGCAGGCGGATTATTACCATCAACTCCACCCAGCATAGAAATAAGAGCCTCCTTGACAGTCTTTGTATTCAAAGCCTGCCATAAGTTATTTAGGCACAATACTGGTTGGGAGATAACATTCATAATATATCCTTTCAGATATAACTATGACTACAATAATATAAAAAGTCAAGCCTTATTTCTTGATAGGTATAACTTTTTCAATCCTGAAGTATGGGTCAAAGTCAATCTCCATATCATCATCAAATAATACAACAGTTCTATTAACCTTTTGTATTACGGCGGTTACTTTCATTTTTTTACCTGTTGAAGATATTACAACATCTCCAACTTCAAGACGCTTGGCGATTTTGTCTGTATGTGCTGTTTTTGTCATCATAAATAAATATTAGTATTTTGTAGCAAGATGCCAATATCCGCAATAACTACATTTGTATGGTATTCTATCACTACGATACTCTGTCAGTATTCTTTTAGCATCACGAATAGCATCGTTGCGAGATTCATAGTTTGTTTTAGTTTCGCAGGAAAGTTTGTGATGATCATTTAAGAACTTGGTATAAGATTTTCTTGTAGTCATCTGCTGTTATTGGCTTACCGTCAAGCACTTTGAATACAATCGCAGATCTGCCTGTGCTGCCATGTGCTTGTAATATTTCTGCGGCAGCAAACTTGCGTGGCATTTTAGAACGAGCGGCGGCAAAAGCAAACAGTGCGTTCATTATGGTATGAACTTCTTTCATCGCATCGCATATGCGTGAAATATGCCCGATTGCCATATTTGCTATTTCGTAGTCAAACTTATGCGTAAGATAATCAAAGAACTCAGTATAGCCAGTAGGTTCGTGAGATAGTGTATGACGGTCCATAAACCAATCAATATATACATCAATTACCTTTTCTATGCTTGAGATTTCACTCTTGGCGCGATGCAGATACAAGTATTGAGCACTCTTGATCTTTAGAATATCCTGTTCGTCGTTGTAATACAGGCATATGCCCTCAAAGTCCCGCATATCAACCACTGCCTTCTGTAATTCGTCGATGGAGTTATAATTATAAAACTTTGGGCGGCGAAAGTTATAGTTTCTGGCAATATGGTTTAGTGAGTGCTGGTCTACAAGCGAATAGTCATCGTGTACAATTGCGGCAATAAGAACCATATCGGGCTCTTTGCCATAATCTAATACAATACGATTGGTAGGAGATAGCCACTCAAAGATATAAGAATGCTGAGTGGTGTCTTGCTTTTCAAGATATGATATAAACTTGGCATACTTATTTAGCAATACATCTATTTCGTGTGCGTTTTCTTGCCTACGAGCATCTGTCGTTCCTCTTGTACGAATAACAGTATGCCCCTTATATCTTGAGAATATAAGCGTAGAACCGTCCAACTTCTCAATCATTCTTGAACCAACGAGAGAAGACGGTGTGGGTGATATGTCAGGCTTTTCACCAAGGTTAAAAAACTTCTTGAAACTCAGTGAAACAGGATTTCCTTCCTTATCCCACAGTGAAGATCTAAAGATAAGATTCTGCTTGTTCCAAGTCGCTCCGATATGAATAGGTTGAATCAAATAGCACTCGTGCTCACCAACGAGATGCTGGTGAACCATAAAAGAGTTTCTATCTATAGACTGTATGTCTATTTTCATAGAACAAGCATACTATGGATATACTAAGTGTCAATAAAAAATCCCCCAAAATAACTTGGGGGATTTTGATATATCAATATTCTACAATATTACTTGGTAAGAATACGGCGCAAAGCAGCAACTGCTCTACCATCAAGGCGAACCTTGTTCATCTTCTTGGTGACGGGATTGATACCAGTCACACTAAGATGCATAATCTCATCCTTTACACCCTTTACAGGGCGAGTAAAAGAAAGAGAATACTTTCCGTTCTTGACGAATGTATTGATTTTGCGGCCATTCTTTGTCTTGGTTGTCTTAGTCATATGCGTATATTTTTTGTTTTTTATTATTCTTATGTTGAATAAGATAAATACAGTATGTAGATTACTCGCAGATTGTCAATAAACTTTCGCGTGAAATCTTATTTATAGCAAGTTCTTTCATCTTGAACTCAAAGTCGAGATGTAGATTGCCTTTGTAGTTGGCATAAATAGACGGCATCATAGTAGGAAAGTCGGCGTGAGCACGCGGATTTTTGCCGGGCAATGATTCGCTGAAATGAAACAACGGAATAACTCCAGTTGGCCAAGTTGATAGTGCTGTATCAAACGCAAACTCTTCGCTGGTTGAGTCTGGATTACACATATGGTGCAGATTATCAAATGTAATTGGAATACCCAGTCGCTTGTATGTGTTTTCATATAATGCCATTACACTCCAACTCTTTAGTTTGTCTTCGTTCTCCAACACTAAACGACTACGCACACCGTCGCTCATATTATGATATACTTTCTGGAATCTATCTGTTGTTTCGGCATAGTTACCATTGTTATAACAGTTCATATGAATATTAATCGGTGCTTCGTATGAACGAGGTAAATTAAGCATATCCATAATCATGGCGTGTTGATCCAAGTCTCGTATAGAGTTTTCAACAACTTTTGGATTTGGACTGGCAGGTACAACAAACTGGTCAGGATGCATGCTACAACGAATGTTATTGTCCTGTATGATCTTAGCGGCTGCTCTGAATTCCGAGTATATTTCTTCGGCGTTATAAAAATCATCCACAGTAAACTCCAGATCTGGGTGCGTCATCAATGGAAAAACATTACTACCAATGCGGTAATTCCAGTTATTAACCGCACACTCTCCAAGAACAGCACGAATAGTCTTAATATTATTCAATGAACGATCAGCAAGCACTTTCATAGCAACCTTGCTACCCAACTTCTTATATTGGGCATATGTCATTACATTGAACTTGATTTTATGCTCTTGTAGTCCTGTATGGATACAGCATAGCGATGGAGTAATATTAGATGGTAAAATCATAGCATACATATTATACGGTAAAATGCTGTTGTCAAATCAATAAAAAAGAGCCTCGTGTGAGGCTCTTGATTATAACCAGTTTATGATATGTTATTAAAACTTGACGGTAACAAATCCACCAAGCCAACTATTGTTGGTTGTGACAGAGTTGTTGAGGTAGTTATGGCGATAGCCAGCACCAACAACAACATTCTTGGCTTCATACACCAAGTCCAGTTTACCAGTTAGGTAATAATACGAATCCTTGACTGGGCCACCACGGCGCTCTGGTAGAGCATCCTTGGCACCAACCCATCCAAGAGTAGCAGCAGGAACCAGCTTGAATCCCTTGGCGAGCAGGAAGAGGTTGATTGGCTGGCTGAGAGAGCCTTCAGCAAACACCTGACGCAGATTCAGGTCATATCCTGCTGCTACGGTTGGGCTCAAAAAAGCATCGTAAGCCAGAGATCCGAACACTTCAACACTATAATTTGTTTCGCCCTTTGCTGGTGCAGCCTTGGGGTAAAAATATCCCACGCCACCAACCTTGAGTGTAGTTGCCTTGTCAATAGTATATCCTTGAGTCAAGGCCACATCAAGTTCACGAACGGTTGTATTTAGATTATCAAAATCCCATAGACCGACGACACTCAAGCTGGTCTTAGATGGTAGATTGACGGTGACTTCGGAAGTACCTACATTGGTTCCTCCAGCTACACCACGAAATACATAGTCACTCTCAAATCCAGCAGTAGCCGATACTGTCTGGGAGAAAGAAACTGATGTGATCGCAATCAATCCTACGATTAGTTTAGTAATATATTTCTTCATATTTATTTTATATTTAGTTATTATTCTTCACGGTTTTCGCAAAGTACCGATAACTATATGATATAAAATCTTTTATGTCAATATATAAAATGGTGGACGTGAGGGGAGTTGAACCCCTGTGCTGTATAATATAACTACAACCATATACATGCTTATCTCTTATAATCCGACTAAGTTTGGTAGAGCACCACTTAGAAGTTGAGGACTCGTGTTTCTCGCTGTTGTTACGACCCTCGTCCTTACAACAGCAAGCAGATGGTCGAGCGTTTTATTCTATATATCTGCGTCAATAGATAAAACGGGTAGCAACTTAGGCTACAGCAACTTCGCTCTTACGGCTTACGCTTAGGAACGATGTCTTAGCAAGATTTCTCTTAGCATTTATTTTTTCCAACGGGTATTATACAGAGACATTAGACTCTGTGCATGCGGACTGCATCTACACTATATAGTAGAATCCAGAACACGCCCATAATAAAAAATAGAAAACGTGTAGGGGCTAGGTGTTTGGGCACCGGCACCGGAAATACATTCGGGTATTTCATCCTATCCCAACAACTTCGGCTATTTAGACAAGAATAAAACTTGATGCCTACTATGATGTTATGTGAGAATAGTCGCAAGTTTTACAAACAACGACTCTTTTAACTACCCTACACGCTTCTAAAAGTGATTCAAAGAACGACAACTATAATTATCTAGATATATGGTCTTGTCAATACTTTTTATTTCAGGAAATTTTTATAAAAATTATATTCTGGTTGACATATACAATACTTAGAATAATATTTTATTTTTATGTATAAACTATTTCTTGATGATGTAAGAGAACCAGAACAAGTGACTTGGGTAAAACTACCAGATGGTCCTTGGGAAATTGTGCGTAATTATGATCAATTCGTTGAGCATATCTCAAAGAATGGCATTCCATCGTTTGTTGCCTTTGATCACGACCTTGCAGAAGAGCATTATGGTGCCAATCCAAGAAGTGAATTCAAAGAGAAAACGGGATATCATTGTGCCAAGTGGCTGATTGAAAAGTGTATGAATGAAGACACAAACTTTCCACACTATGTTGTTCATAGCATGAACCCAGTAGGAAAGATGAATATTACCAGTTTGGTTGAAAACTTCAAGAACACCATCAAGTGAAAAAGATCAGCCTTAAAAGTGCAGACCAAAAGATGTGGTTTGTTTCCGATCTGCACCTTGGTCATAACAAGCCATTCATTCTTGGCCCAAGAAACTATTCCAATATAAATGAAGCATACGAACATACGCACAAAATGTTGGACGAACATATCGGACCAAATGACATTGTGTTTAATCTCGGTGATGTTGTGATTGGTGCATTTGATAATTCTCTAGCGTATGCCAAAAGAATTGTGCATATTCCGTGCAAACATCAGTATTTTATTTGGGGAAATCATAATGCCGGAATTCAACAGATATACGACGATTATAGAAAAGAACTAGGTTTATTGGCGGATGATATTGAAATGTATCCTCTTACAATTCCAAACACAAACTTTACTTTTCTAGGACATTATGCAGAAATAAGTATAGACACCAAAAAAGTTGTTCTTACCCATTATCCAATTGCTTCGTGGCACGGCATAAGTAAAGGTGCTTATAATATCCACGGTCATTGTCATAGAAATTTAAAGGAAGATCTTTCTCTTGCTAGACTTGATGTTGGTTGGGAATGGAAGAGACGCCCCGTGGAATGGAGCGAAATTGTAGAAGAATTAAGTCCAAGAAAAACGATTCCTCCAGATCATCATGGTAAAGATGAATAAAATTTATGAAAAAACTAATACACAAGGATGGCAATCTACTTACTGCAACAGACGTTGAAGTAATTGCTCATCAAGCCAACTGCCAAAACATATTTGGCGCAGGTATTGCTAAGAGTATAAAAGAAATGTATCCCAAGGCATATCACGCAGATAGTATGGCATACAAGGATGGCAAAGCAGTGCTTGGAAGTTATAGTTTTTGTCATATGAATGGCAATCCTTTCAAGAAGATATTCAACCTATATGGGCAAAACTTGTATGGCTCAAAAACCAGAATGACAAACTACAATGCGTTGTATGATTCTCTTGAAGGAATGAAAAACTATCTAGTAGAGAATGATGAAGATTTACCAGTTCCAAATATTGGATTTCCATATCTTATGGGATGTGGCCTTGGAGGCGGCGATTGGAGAATAGTAGAAAGATTGATTGAAGTTGCCTTTCACAATTATGAAGGTGATATAATAATCTATAAATTCAAAGGATAATAAAAAAGCCCCGAGAAATCGGGGCTTTTGTTTTTAGTAAATTTACTTATTTACCAAGTAACAGTTACCATTCCTGCACCACCGGTTCCCTCGGTTTTGACAGGAGTACTGCTTTCTCCGGAGTATCCGCCGCCACCACCGCCGCCCGGCAAATCACCATCGGTTGCGGTGATGAGTCTTGAACATGGACCTGCATCGTAATATGCAGCATTTCCACCGTTTCCGCCGCCCGCTGCTGCTCCAGATGCACCAAGAGATCCGGTTGGAGAGTGACCAAATTGGGAGAAAGATGCACCCGTGTCCAATCCATCTCCTGCGGCGATTCCATTTCCTAGCCCGCCAGCCGCTGATCCGCCGCCAGCAGCGCCATAATTTCCATATGCGCCCAAGAATGTTCCTCCTGTTCCTCCTGTGTATTTTGTACTTCCGGTGTTAAATGCCGTTTGACCGGTAATTGTTCCGTCGGATCTTCCTCCAGCAGCCTGAAGACGAATTACGCTGGCAGATATAAAATTGGATACTCCACCATTTCCAAGACCATCGGAGTTTGGTACACCGACATTTATTGTGTACGATCCAGATGGAACCGTAAACGCTATTGTTGCATAAGAAGCACCGGATCCCCCAGTACCGTTAGTATTTCCGTTTCCACCGGCTCCCCAGCACGAAGCAGTAACGTTTCTCAGAGATTCTGTGACGGCTAATGTTCCGGATGTATAGTATGTTGTTGTAGGCATAATTTATGATATGATTATTGTTCAGTTATAATTATAATATAGTTTCAATAAAACTTAACTTTTGTCGTATATACGAAATATTCTACTTTATGGTAAGTTTTTGTCTGAAATATCTAACGGAGTTGGCGTGACTTCTGGGGATGGAGGTGGGTTTGCCCACGGAGGAGGTAAATACGCAATTGGAGGATTTATCATGTTTTCTATTTGCTGATTAATATCCGCTTGCATCTGACTTAACTTATCTGGCCCTATAGATTCTTCGACCCACTCTTGAACCATAGCTTCTGTGAGTTGTTCGTATGGTATAAATGGACGACTGCCGGAAACGAATGGAGCAATTGTTTGTGCACCGAATGTTTGGTGGCTATAGCTACTAGATACAACCTCTCGTGTTCCAGTATAGTACCAATGTACTACATATACAACGTTTTCTAATCCATTTTGTTGTGTATATGTTTGCAGTGTAGGAAATGTCCAAGCGTATGTGGTTGCCATAAGTTTAATTTTTTAAGTTTTATATAATAACTAAAACTTCTTATTTCTAAAGCGTTTTGCTGCTTGTCCCTGAAACTTTCTTATGTCTGTTCCTGCGTTCGTTTTTAGGAACTCTATGATCTTTTTCAATACTTGCATAAGCATTTTGACATCTTCTTTGGCATCGTGCCATCCATCAATCTTTACTCCAAGTGCTTGACCTAACTTACCAAGGCTTGAGCTATAGCTTTTGTATTTTGTTTTAGCGAGCAGTCCATCAAGCACTTGTTTGGCTTCTGGATTTGTTTCTAATGCTTGTAATGCTGGGATGAAGAAGAATCTGGATATATTCACTGTATCCAACACAGGATATCTCTTCATTGGCGGCAAGCCGTGTAGTTTTCTTCTCGCCGCAATAACTTTCATATCAAATGTAGCGTTGTGTGCTAGTATCACAACATTCTGATATCTATCTAAAAACTTCTCAAACTCAATTAGTGCTTCTTTTTCATCAAGCTTTTCTGCGTTTGGTACATCATAGCCAGTCATCTTTAGTGCGTCTCGTGGATGTAGATCTGGCTTACCATACTTCTTTTCTCTGCGTGCCATTTCTTTACCAAGATGTTTTGCTTCAGCACTATTTGGATCATTCAATGCGTTGTTCAATGCAGGTCCAATGTTTATCTTTTTGCTAAACTCGCCGATTTCATTAAATGTTGAACCATCATATACCATAGCAGCAATATGTGTTACTTGAATATATGATGTGTTTGGTTCTAAGCCAACGGTTTCTGTGTCAAACAATACTATTGTTTTACCGTCAAACTGCAAAAACTTTTCTAATACTTCACGTATATTGAAGGAATATAGCTTGGCTTCTTTTAGTATGTCTTTGAGTTTGATCATATCTATAAATATAAAGATATAAAAAAAGAGGGTGGAGAAATCCACCCTCTACTGGTTTTCTTTTTTATTGGCTTATTTTGAGTAATCTTGGTCGAAAATAATGACCAAGCCCAAAACTGCCCAACATACAACGGCTGCTACCATGATATGTTTCTCCTATCTTAGAGCCACAGACCCATAGGTTTGGTGGCTGTTATAACTGAGCATATAACTATATACCCGATATTATAATAAATCGCTAAAATAGCAAGTATATTTTACTTTTTATAAACTAACCTATGACTGAAAGCTTGAGGTTTCGTATCAACACATCATTCTTGAAGTTTACAAGTTTGAGTTGAAGTTCGAACTTATCGCCGTTTGGTATAACTTCTTTCATCTTTCCAAGATGTCCAACAGTCATAGTAAATGAGTGTGTAATGGTTTTGTTTGTTGTACTCGGATCTCCATCCATTATCTTTACTCGACCAATATACTTTCCATTTACATATGCTTTGATGGCACATTTTCCAACGTGAAATACTGGTCCTGTTTCTATTTCCAATAATGATGTTCCGCCGTCTATTGCCTTACTAATCAAATCTTTTAACGTATTTTGCGGGCGAACATACAAAGATAACCCTTCACGTACTGTAGCATATTGATTTATTGGAGCAGATACACTGGCGTAGTTTGTTGATACGCTTGTGGGAACAGTCAAATTATTATCGGATGGTACAGCATATGATACTGTGTTCATCTTTGTCATAATATCTTTGATTGTTACAGTAACAGGAGAACCATCAATGTCTGGGAATGTATATACTTGTTGACCCCACGGACCATCAAGATCTGGCATTGGATTTCTGTATAGTGAGAATATGCGATCTATATTTCCGTGATGCATAAAGAATATAGGATCATTTGCCGCATATCTTAGAGTTCCCATATTACGATTCTTACCATAACGAGTACCTACCCAATCGTGGCCATCATTGTGTGGTCCAGATTCCACCAACCCTTGGCCAGTTGCTCTATCTGTAACAGGCTTCCCGCCAAATTGTTCCCAAGGGGTTGTAAGAACAAGATTGATATATTCTGGACTCATATAGTTTTTGCACTCTTGAACGTGAGCTTTTGAATCTTGTGAAACTTCGTTGTTTGGATCCATTTTGCTCTTTTGTATTGTTGGTCCACGATTTCCGTCAAACAATGCAATGTTGTCAAATCCAAGATTATCGGCGTTTACCATATTCTCTTGAGTAAGATCATATCCAAACAGCGGACTCGCCAAACCTCTTGCTTCACGTTCTTTTGTGTTTGGTATTTCTTGATGTGCACACCAATCCCAGAATGGATATGCAAAGGGTACACCGTTGTATCCCAACTTATCCAAACAGTTTGCGAGTATTCTTTCTAAGAAGAAAATATAGCCACGATGCCAAGGTAGAAAATGCCAACCCCAATGTACTTGAGGGTTTGCTGCATCCGAAGCTGTGCAGTGTTTCATATGAATATTTGCATATGATTCCCATTGGGTAGGTGTTCCCATAGGAAGAGTATTTCGCATATAGTCAACTGCTTTACACAGCGTTCTTACTTCTTCGTCGGTAAGATCATAAAAGCTTTTGCGAACTCTGTTTGGTTCTTTTCCAAATACAAAAGGTTTTGCGTTTGGATCACACAGTTCAACGGGCTTATTTATTCCACCCGGTTGAGCCGAATTCAATGTAGCTACACTGGTCAACCCGATGGCACCAGTACCAATAAATTTTCTTCTTGATATTTTCATAACCTATATAACTATAACTATAAAAAATAACAAAATATCATCTAACTACTAAACTTGTAGTTTCACTTTTTACAAGTCCAGCAGTATTGCGTGCTTCTACTTTATAGTTTCCTGAATCAGCAGTTGTAATATTGGCTAGTTTTAGGCTTGCATTTGTTTTTCCCGCTAAAACTACATTATTTTTATACCAAGTAAATCTCAACGGTCCAGTTGCAGCAGCATCAACATTTGCTTTTATAGTAATATCATCGCCAACATATGCATCTGCTTGCAAACTATATAAATCACCTTCAAGCAACCAAAAGTTTCTGCTTATTCTGGTTAGTTTCCATTGCGAACCCATTTTTCGCGTTCTAAAAGCATCATCCGATTGTAGTATAATAACACCGTTTTCTCCAACAATATTTATTGTACCATCCGATAATGCTGTGCCATATATTTCTGTGCCTGTGCCAAATACATTAGTTCTTTCAAATGGCACAACAAATCTAACCGTTGAGTTATTTGGCGTCTGCATCGCAATCAAATAACCAGAATCTCTGTTTGTTATTTTATATTCGGTGCTTGTGCTTATGGTTTTTACATCCAAAGCATATGATGTAAGAGCAACTGTCAAGAATGTCAGTAATAGAAATATCTTTTTCATATACCGTATAAATATAATATATACGGTATGAAAATATTATAAACCGTTGATTAGTTTCTAATCATACTGATTTTCACGCCACTAATATATGGCGTGAATAATCAAACTTCAAGAATTTTATCCGCGAATAATTTGGATTCTAACCTGATTAGGAGCAACTGGCGTAACAACAACAATAGCAAGAGGATCGCTATCAGCAGTGCCCCAGTTATTTGTTGCACGAAGCTTGTATGTGCCAGCATCTGTTAGAGCAATGGCATTGAATACAAGATTAGCACCAGTAGCAACTTGTACATCATTCTTGAACCACGCAAATGTGATTGGAGTTGTGCCCTGTGCTTCACCAGCAAGTGTGATTTTTGTGCCAGTATATTCTGTTGATTGTGTTTGAGCAAACAAACTCGTAGCTGAAACTAACAACGCTAAAATGCCTGAGACTAGTAGTTTTTTCATAATTTATGGATTTTATCTTTCAACCATAAATATCTTCGTATATATGAAAAACGTATATATAAAAACTCATTGGAAAAATTCACCAGCGATGTATTACACCAGCAATAATAAACATATTGGTGACGATGTAAAAAAGTACAATGAGCGTGCGAACAAATGCAACTTTATCTGCTTCACAATTATCTTCACTTGCTTTTTCACCAAGTGATTTTGCCCATATTCTCCAAAATGATTTTAGCATAAATTATTGGTGGGCATACTCGGACTTGAACCGAGACTCGCGTTACGCGAAACTCATTTTAAGTGAGTTGTGGCTACCATTACACCATATGCCCGTATATTAAATTAAACTCTTCCCTTAGTAAAACCTTTTGGTATTGGGTCGCTTTTGGGAACTAACTTACTTATTTTTCCATCAGTAATCCAATGCTTTCCATAAGATGGATTATTTTTTCCATCCACTTTTCCTTTTCTCGACTCGCTAATTTTTTTCTTGGTTTCTTCTTTGTGCTTTCTTCCTTTCCAACCGTTACCACCGATACTCATTTTATATAAGTGAAGTCTTGCTCTGTTTTTTTCTGCAAACTCTTCTCTCCACACAGGATCATTTTCTCTTAACCATTTTATTTTTTTTCTCGCGAAATCTATATCTCCGACTCCCCCCAAACTAACATTATACGTATCGTCTCTTGCTATAAATTCTTGATCTACAATGTCCGCTTCTTTTTGCCACATTTCTTTTTCGGAAGAACATTCTGTTATTATTTCTTTCTTAAAGAAATCTCTTCCATATTTTTTAATGGCACGCATAATTAGCACTCCGGAACCAAGATAAGAATCTTCTTTGTTTAGAGTTTTGTGTGCTCCTATATAAATTTTATTATTAATCGTGTTGGTAATTTTGTATATGATGTAATGCATATACAAATAAATATAGTCCAAGTCGGAAAAAACAATGAACTCGGACTTATTATATGATGTTAAAGAACAAAGTTATTGGTAGCCAGAGCGGGGATCGAACCCGCAACCCTTTCGGGAGCAGTTTTTGAGACTGCCGTGTATACCATTCCACCATCTGGCCAAAAAATGGTAGTCGCGAAGGGACTCGAACCCCTGACCCTCTCGGTGTAAACGAGATGCTCTAACCAACTGAGCTACACGACCATAATTTGGTGGGCGAGACAGGACTCGAACCTGCACAGAATTTAATCTAATGGCTTCTAAGACCATCGCGTATTAGCCAATTCCGCCACTCGCCCAATTCAAAGAACACCTATACTCTACACACTTTATTTATTTCGTCAAGAACTTTCTGCGATAAACTGCATATCCCAATCCAATCATTCCTGCAAACAATGCATATGTAGACGGTTCAGGTACAGCAGGACCGCAATAATCTTTATCATAACCACCTCCACCGCCATAATATGGACGCTTGTATTTATCGTCATCATCGTCATCATCTTCATCGTCATCATCCCAATCATAACTGCTGCTCATACTAATCATCTGCACAGGGTCTGTATATGACGGCTGAAATGTGCTCATAATATCATAATTACCAAAATCTACAACAGAGTCATTGGCAAAAATGCCGCTAACAAACATAGTAAAGATAAACAATAGTTTCTTATTCATATGCTATAACTATACAGGTTTTTATGCTATACTCAAGCATAAAATCTATAATAAGTAATAATACGGTTATATCTTATAATCTTCGTGCTGTATGCTTTTTAGATTATTGTATATGTAATGTACCCAATAATCAAGTTCGTGTGATTCATCTACTTTCAGATGATAATCAGTTGGTTGTGTAAATAACTTTGTTGTATCAGTAAAATCTCTAACTGGTTTTCTTGCCATTAATATTACATAAGCATCTTTGGCGCCAAATGCCTCTCGTGCTGCTGCCGTAGGGCATACAAAATCTGCTATGGCATATACACCTGTTCTATTTACTATATCACATAATACTCCCATTCTTCTGGCGTGTTCTATTCTATCAGCTACATCAAACGTAAGGTCTTTATTTATTTTAGTTCTTATTTCGTCGGCGTTGAAATGAACAGCGTTCAATATTTTTGATAACGCAGTAGATAATGTTGTTTTACCCGAACCAGGCAAACCCATAACAAGTATCTTTTTCATAACTACGGTTAGTGTTAATATTTATGTAAATTTTTACAGATTAAAAAACCAGTTCATCAAACTTTACAATTTGTAAACAATTTTTTTTCTTTTACGTGCTCAACTGGGCATTCGTAAAAATATCTTATTCTGTTTTTAAATCTATCTCTTTTTGAAACTTTTTTCCAATATTCGGAAGAGCTTGTAGTTACTATAAGAGCCGTAGTCATAGTGTCATTTAATATAACATATGCATACGGTTTTGGATCAGCATTATCGAATGTATGACATACGTCAACTATGATTGTTTTATAAGGAAAATCTTTTAGACCAGAAAATTTTAAAGATTTTCTATGTTTTACTTCTATTCTTTTACTTCCATTCAATTCATCAACAATTTCGAGATCTCCGTCGTCTGCATATTCTGCCATTTTCTCTACGCTTGGCCTTTCCTTGACTTCGAATATATTTACTTTTTTTCCTAATGAACGAAGCCAATCGGCGACGACTTCTACGGATTTTTTGCTTTCTCTCAAATCGGAGATAAAATTGGGATCTTCCTTTTCATACTTGGAAAAACTATATTTCATATAATGGTAGTGGGTGCGGCGTTTGAATCCGCTATCTTGGCTTATGAGACCAGCATTATACCACATTAATTAACCCACCCTAACAATTTGGTAGTCCCAGAGGGAATCGAACCCCCGCTCGGCACTAATCAGGTGCGCACAGTTTATAAGGCTGTCGGTGCTTCCAGTTACACTATGGGACCAAATCAACTAACAATGGCTAGTATGGATATTTTCTATCAGAAGTCAATAACTATTTTTCAATTAAGTTTTGTTTGAATATTTTCCAGCAATTTTCCCAAGTCCAATATGAACCATTCATCGCGACTATATCACGGTTTAGTTTTAGCGATTTGTTGATACAATCTTCAAGATTATCTCCCATATATCCAGTCAACCCATCTTGAACAATATCTATTGGACCAGAAACGGGATATGCGGCTATTGGCGTGCCTAAACTCATTGCTTCTATCAAAACTATACCAAATGTGTCTGTTTTGCTGGGAAAACAAAATACATCTGCGTTTATATATTCATTTGCTAAATCTTTTCCGGTTTTGTATCCAAGGAACTTTACATTTTTATATTTTTTCTCTAAATGTTTTCTATATGGACCATCACCAACCAAGCGAACTTCATATTTGTCTTGTAGAACACACAAGTCATCCAGATTTTTTTCAAGGGATATTCTGCCAACATATAACACAACAGGAACTTCATTATTTTTTCTTTGAGTTGTTGGCGTCAGCAGATTCTTATCAACTCCTCTTGTCCATATAACCATCTCAACGTCAAAATTGTTTTTACTCAGTTCATTCATCATTGACTTGGTAGTAACCAATACTCTACCAGAATGTTTATGAAACCATCTTACATAAGAATATGTGATACACTTTGGTATTTTATACATTTCATTCACATACTCTGGAAACTTTGTATGATATGAAGTGTTGTATTTGTATTTCTTACTATCACAATATAGTTTGGCAAAAAGTCCAAGCGGGCCTTCTGTAGAAATATGAATATAATCTGGATTGTATTCTTCTATCTTTTTTCCTAATCCAAATGGCAGGCTCATTTTTACTTCCGGATATCTTGGCATACTAAAATGCTTATACATTTCCGGTGAAATAAAGCATACCGTATGTCCATCATTTTCCGCCTGTATCTTTATATTCTTGTATGTAGTTACAACGCCATTTATTTGCGTGAAAAGATTATCCGTTACTATTAGTATCTTTTTCATTGTAGTGTATCAACTCAAATGTTCCATTGTGATGCTCTACTATGGCGGTCAATGATTCTACCCAATCGCCGCAGTTCATATAATGAACATCATTTATATGTTTCATTTCTGGATGATGTATATGACCGCATATTACGCCAACATATCCTTTTCTTTTACAATGATTAGATATATTAGTCTCAAACTTGAATATAAAATCAACGGCCTTTTTGACGCGATGCTTCAAAAACTTGCTGAAACTCCAATAACCAAATCCAAGTTTATGTCTTATCCAGTTATATTTTGTATTTAGGGCAAGAATAAAATCATAACTTTTGTCTCCAAGAAAACTAAGCCACGGAGCCAATCTTGTTATACCATCAAATAAATCTCCGTGAACAACAAGATATTTTTCACCATATACACTAATATGTTCTATTTCATTACATAACTTGATGTTTCCTACTTCAAGTTCATATGGCAGCATCAATCTGAAAAACTCATCGTGATTGCCAATAACATATACTATTTTGGTATCATTACGATGTAGTTTCAACAATCTTCTGATTACTTCAGAATGGCTGTTTTTCCATTTTGACCTGTTTTGTTGAAACTTCCAACCATCTATGACATCACCGACGAGATAAAGAGTCTCGCAACTGTTACATTTTAGAAAATTTTCTACCTCTTTCGCCTTGCTATTTTTAGAACCGAGATGTAGGTCGGATATAAAAATAGAGCGATATTTAGGTAGTTTCATTTAGTCCGCTTTATCTCCAAACATGAACTTGTTGGCAATAACATCTATGTTATGAAATGCTATGCTAACCTTATCTATAATCCAAGGATCTAACTTTACAGTTTCACTTGCCATAATCTCTTTTATACGCTTACACTTTTCTTCTATGGCAGTTAGTTGATATTCAATCATATCCTGCTGGCGTTCTGGATTTAATGTTACCATTTCATCCATTACTTCTTTGATAAGGTCTTTGAGTTCTGATTTTTTCATATAATAATAAATATATACACATAAACAAAAACCCAGCATTTACGCTGGGTTTTCGTGAGTTGATATATATTAACTATATCAAGGCTTTGGAGGCAGGAATGTGCCTGTACCAGCATTGACTGGATATACTCCACTCAAGTTGGTAGCAAAACTCAATGCACTCAAATCTGTTACTCCCTTGGCATTGAACGTAAGTGCCGAGGTCTTTAGCAGATTGGATAGTGTAATATTTCCGCCAGCAGTTAGTGTTAGAGCACCAACCAACGAGTTTGTAGAAGCGGCAGAAGTATTGAAAATATCTCCACCACTTACAACGCTGGTAGTTCCACCGTTCAATGAACCAATGTTTGTACTATTGAGTTCATTTAGGTTGATTGCTCCAGTGCCAGCAGCGACTGACACCAATCCAAAGTTGTTGTTTGGTTGAGTCAGGCTAACTTCAGCATTATTGGTATTGACGACCAAGTTTCCACGAACATCCATAGAAGTTGTAGGAACTTGAGTAACTGCTGCTCCAGCAATACCTGTGGTAGAAACGGTAAGGTTTCCGCCAACATTAGTCGTACCAAGCGAAGTAGCACGAGCCTGTGTCAGTACCGCATCAGTTGTAGCAGTTAGTGTAACATTTCCGAGGTTGTTTAGACCGGCGGGATCGTTAAGATTTACATTTGTCGCAGTAAGATTGCTTGCGCCAGCAGTAACGCGGCTAGTAGCGAGCAATTGCACAATGTCATTCTTACTTGTGGCAACCAGATTGCCAGTTACAGCAACACGGTTTAGGTTGAGTGTAGCGTCCTCAACGATAGTAGCATTACCACGAACATCAAGGCTTACTGGACCAAAACTATGCTTTGCACGAGCAATATTGACATCACCAGTTGTAACAAATGATGTCGGACCGTACACGAACTGCTTTTCTGCTGTATCAACTACAGTAGGAGCGGTAAATGTAGTATTACCAGAACTTCCCAAGGCAACGCCAGTCAAGGCGATGCGGGACAGTGCCGTTACAGTTGTATCACCAGTTCCGCTGTTAGTAACATTGGCAAGAGTAACCGCACCACCACCAAGAGTGATGTTGCCAGCCGCCATTACATTATAGTTTGTAGAAGCGGCGGTACTTGCAGCAACAATGTTATTGCCACTAACCGTAACATTTGTGCTGGTCAAGCGTGGAAGCGAAACATCCTTACCAGAGACAGTCAGGTTTGTTACGTTGAGCGTACCAGTACCTTGTGTGACAGCACCAGCGGTCAAAGCGCCAGTAGCATTGATGGTGATATTTCCAGTAGAAGTAATAAAGCCGTTAGGAGCAATGATTACATTTCCGCCGGAAGTATTGATGTCGGTCTTGCCATTTAGCACAGCAGGAGCAGCAAAACTGGAACCCAGAACGGCATTACCGCCGTATGTATTGACTACAAGATTTCCAGTAACAATGGCACCTCCAATGTTTGTGTTACGAGAAGCAATGGTAATGTTCTCCGAAACTGCCTGCAACACCGCGCCATCAGTAACGGTTACTCCATTTGTGAGAACGCTCGTGGGCAGGTTGTCTTGGCTGGGCAACTTTGCGTTGGTATTCCAGTATCCAAGAGAAACAGTAGGATCGTCAACGGTGCTGACGTATAATCCAGCAACATTGATGGTGCTAGTACCACCGATAAGTACGCCGTTTGGATTTAGAATGAACACTCGTCCATTCGACTCGATGGCACCGTTGATGGTGCTGGCTGCTCCACCGGAGACGATATTCAGCACAGACGAGTTGGTTGCAGGCAATGTGTATTCAATGCGCTGACCGGCGTCAATCGTGTTCGTTCCACTGCCAAAAGCCTGCCAGTTAAGCACAGCCTTGTTTGGTGCAGAAATGCTCAGTGTGTTTGCAGTTCCATTTACTAAAACACCCGCTGTCGTTTGTAGATTGGTGGCGTCGATGCTCGGAAGAGCAAAGACATGCGCCACGGCGAATACAAACACCATCAACGAAGACAATGTCTTCGTCCACAGCGAGTTATTATGTGTATTTTTATTGTATTTCATATGTATTTTGTTTTTTATTATGCAGTTGTTTAACTGATAGTAAGAGCCAATAAATATACACGTATATACGACCGCGTCAAGTAAAAACTTCTTATATATATTTTTATATATACGATTTGATATATATTATCACTTATGTACACATATAAATGCCGCATCAACAAAGTTTTAGACGGTGACACCGTTGAAATAGATTTGGACTTGGGTTTCAATACAACCCTAGCTAACCAAAAAGTAAGATTGCTTGGTATAGACGCACCAGAATCTCGTACAACAAACAAAGAAGAAAAAGTGCGTGGTGCTCTTTCTAAAAAGAAACTACAAGAAAAACTACCTGTAGGTTGTTCTGTAAAGATTATTACTCACAAGAATGATAATAACGACGACAAGTTTGGCCGCATACTTGGCGAGTTTATTCTTGATGATGGCACCAATCTAAACAAGTGGATGATAGAGAATAACTATGCTGTACCTTATCTTGGCGAAAATAAGGAACTGGTGCAAGAAGCACATCAAATCAATAAGAAGAAACTTATTGAGCGTGGCGAGTTGACTGCTTAATTGTCCAACTCTCTTGGGTCAAATACATTCCAGCCATCTGGCTTTCTTGTATCGCCAAACTTACGATTATACATCCAATATAGTTTGGTGATTATTTCTGGCCATACAAACACTTTTGCGTTTGTGCCAATCAAATTTAGTGTATTCTTATCAAAATATCTGCCACGAATAATGATTGGACCGCCATCTTTGTTTTTACAGTTGATAAAAGTAAATCTGCGTGTCTTTGGACGATCTTGCTGGTCATAGATGCTATAATCACCAAGTAGTATGTCATTGAATACACAACTACTAAAAGTAACATCGTGTACGCCGCCTTTTATACCAATATCACACACTTCATTTAGAGCATATGGCGATTTGATTGTTTGACGCACGCCATCATTTATAAATGTGCAATCTGTAAAAGCAACATTGCCGCCACGAACCATATCAAATGCTCGTGCAGTTCCATTTTTGAATATACAGTACTTATATTCAAGACCAAAAGTTAGTGATGCTTTACCACCCCATCTAGTGTCTTGACCATCTATAGTACAGTTATTTACAGCACTATCATCATTTTGACTAAAGCAGAAAACAGATAGTCCATCGGTTCTGTTGTCTGGTGTGTTTGGGTTGAACGTGTTTGATTTATCAAACGTTTGATTTTCTATTACGATATTTGTTGTAGCCATAATGGCTATAAATATCGTTTTTGAGGAAAAATTTACACGGCTTAGTTTGTAGGCGTGCTACTCGGTGTTACGGTAGGGGTAACCGTTGGAATTAATGTGTCACGCTCTGCTTTTCTTACGTTTACTATAAATAAATCTCTGACTTGAGTCATTATTAATCCAGCCGCAGTTGCTAATGGATATACATAAGTTGATCTATTTTCTTGGGTATTTTCATAACCTCCAAGCTTATCCAACAAGTGACTCATATTCCATGAAGATGATACTGCTGATATAAATTCTTGTGGTGTCATAATGTATATAAATATAATGAATATTATATAAATACGTTTTTATTATATAAAATTGGCGGAAGAGGTGAGATTCGAACTCACGGTGACATTACTGCCACGACGGTTTTCAAGACCGTTGCCTTAAACCACTCAGCCACTCTTCCATAAAATATTTTGGCGGTGAGTATAGGATTTGAACCTATGGTAGAATTTTACTCCTACAACGCTTTAGCAAAGCGCCGCTATAGACCACTCAGCCAACTCACCATATAACAAAAGAACCCTACGATATAAGTAGGGTTCTGTCAAGATTATAAATTTATTATATCTTATTTAGAAATGCTTACTTCTGGAGCATCTAATGGTGTAGGTGCGGTTGTATAGCCAGGCTTTTTTGTTTCTCTTGCTCTACAACAATCGGCACATTTACAGGTAGTTGAACTGCCGCCGCCAACAAAAAATCCATATTCATGTTTTTCTGTGTTGGCAAATATACCAAACTCTTTTCTGCCACCAAGCAACAACAATCCGCATAGCAAAATAACAAGCAGTAGTATTACCACAGGAGTAATCTTTGTTTTGCATTTGCCTGTGCAGCAATCTGGTTCGGATACAAACAATGATACAATAAATGCCCATATTGCCAAAATAGCATTACGAACTGCACGAACAACACTACCAATCAATCCTAGTATATAGTTTATTATAGTTTTCATATGTGTAAAAAGTTATATAATATATAAATATGGATATAAAAACTATTTATCTAGCCTTGTGTATCTAGAATATACAGACTCTAGTACAGAGTTCTGTTTCAAGAACTTATCTGCCATCTTGGAAATTTTTTTATGACATACTCCGTCATAAAATGCGTCAGATATTTCTTTCGCAGTTATTGGCTTTATAGACTTTTTCTTTTTTGGCATATGTTTATTTGTATATATTACATATTGCAGATATTATGCCAATTATAAAAATGGTACAGGTGGTGAGATTTGAACTCACAATCTTTCCGCCCCAAACGGAACGCGATAACCAGATTACGCTACACCTGTATAAGTGGTGTAATCAAATACACTAGTTATATCTATTACACCACGATATAACTATTACTTACTCTCTACAAATCGATAGAGTTTTTCAGCAATTTGCATTGCTTCCTCTACGCGATTGTCTGGTGCAATCGGTAATGCTCCCTTGTTGGTTTTTTCAGCCTCGTATCGCAGCGCTTCTTGAGAGAAGTGATAACGACCATCAGCCATTTCAAGTGCCTTGTTAAGCACTTCCCAACGGATTTCATAACCGCTTTTACCTGTCTTTTGTGTATTCGACTTATTCATTGTGTGTGTATGAAATGATTTGCGTTATTGCATCTCATTTCACCGCACATATTGAAGTAAAAATCTATTTTGTCAAGTATATAAAAAAGACTTGTCGTTAGTATCGTATGCGACGCCACGAAGGGACTGCCCTAGTTATGTGTGAAAATATTGGGAGGAATAATGATTACCTCCATTCCAACTCCGATATTTCAGTTATTCAGTCAGATGATACCGTCGCATCATAATGGTTCGCAATGTCATATGTTATTCTACATACAAACCATACCTCTGGTAGCTTCGGTTGGCCAACCTAGGCTTCAGCATAGTACCTTACTTACTACTCGGAGCAGAAACTTACCTATACTCTTCGTATAGATAATGCGTTAGTCCCATTTGATAAGACTTTTTCCGCCACAAAAATGGTGGACCCAACAGGGTTCGAACCTGCGACCTTCTGCTTGCAAAGCAGCTTCTCTACCAACTGAGATATGAGCCCATTATTTGAAAGAACGAGAATAACTATGTACTAGTTTAATAGAAAGTCAACAACATTCTATCATTTTATATATATTTATAATTGTGAAACTATATCTACTAGCTAAAAAAATATTAGAAAATGATTATAAAGGAACGCATAAAGCTCCAAGTAAATCAAACGGCTCTCCTTTACACGACCTTACGCAGATATATCCAGATGACATATACTCAAATAAAGCAGTAGCATATTATGGCGATAGAGCAACAGATTATAGTGACCAGTTGTCTATTAGCATAATGCATAATACCAAAGATAAACCAGACGCTAAAGTAAAGATATATCGTGCAGTTCCTTCAAATATACAAGGAGATATAAATGCGAGTGATTGGGTGACTATCAATAAGCAATATGCAGTTACTCACGGCGAAAGAACACTTGGTGGAGATTATAAAATAATAACCAAAGTTGTGCCAGCAAAGCATCTATATACAGACGCTAATAGTATTCACGAGTTTGGATATGACCCAAGTTAAATGGTGGTAGAGGTGGATCCTGACACCACAACCTGTCCGTTATCAACAGACTGCTCTTCCTTTGAGCTACTCTACCATAAAAACTATTTATAATTCATATATATGAAATATGAATAAAGAAAATGTTATAGTACACACGGTGTGGGTTGGTGACAGTTTAAGCTTAATGGAACAACTCACAATAAAATTATTGCAGCTACACGGTCACGAAGTACATCTTTGGTGTTATGACAAAATAAAAAATGTACCAGACAAAACAATCTTACGAGACGCGGCGGATATAATGCCCAAAAGTTCAATTTTCTCATTTCAAGGAGAATATTTACCATATATTCCAAACGGGGGTATAGGTTCATTAAGTCATTGGTCTGATCAGTTTCAATGTAAGCTTCTTGCTATGGAAGGTGGAATATATTCCCAATTGGATGTAGCTTATTTGGCACCAATTAATTATAACCCAGAATATCTATTTGTTGATATTTTGGATGCAAGAAAAACATTAAGCACTTTCTTGATGAAATGTCCAAAAGGTTCTTCATTTGCGATTGAAGCATACAAAGAATTATCCATGAAAATAAATTATTTAACAATGCCATATCTACATTGGGATTGTTCTATGAATTTGTGTATGGACATACTGGTAAACAGAACAAATATAACCACAAAGAAATGTCGAGAATGTTTTTTGCATCAAAAACATTATTTGGACCTTGGATGTAAAAAAACTGGCCCATTTTTTGGACCTTTCGAATTTCCGAAGGATTTATTGGCAATACACTGGTCGAATGCGACATTGAATGTATATAAAAATCATCCTATACCAAATTCATTTTACGAATCACTATTGAGATTCGTTGGACTAGTTTAGATCAAGATCAGTAAAATCATTGAGTATACCTTCATATCGCTTATCTTGCTTGTATATTTCAAGTATACGTTGATGCTCATAATCACTGGTTGGTATCCATTTAGGCGGTTCACCTTTTAGGAATATAACCGTGTATGCTCTATGTTTATCTACTGCTCTGCGTATTATTATCATATGAATATATATAGTGGCTGTTCCTCATGGATTCGAACCATGACAAAGCGAGTCAAAGTCGCTTGTGCTACCATTACACCAAGGAACAATAATAAACTGGTAGCCCCAGTGGGTCACGATCCCACCTCTCCGCTTTGAAAGAGCGGCGAACTCAACCATTATTCTATGGGGCCAAATTGGTAGGAGTACTAGGAATTTAACCTAGATTACAACGTCCGTAGCGTTGCGTGTTATACATTACACTATACTCCCATAAATTGGTCCCTTCACTACCATAGGAGATCGCCACGGTTGGTAGGACAGCGGATCAGGCTGGTGGCTTCTTCATATGAAGTTGGTGGTGCCGATTGGACTCGAACCAATGTAGACCGTTAGGTCGGGAAATTTACAGTCTCCTGCAATTGCCACTATGCGACGACACCATTAAAATTTTGGCGGGGTGCATCGGATTTGCACCGACTATCTATAGATTGACAATCTATCGCTTGTGCTTCATAAGCTCCCACCCCATAAATGAATTACCAGTGTGGGGCTCTCACCCACCATACACTATTTTTCTCCGTTATGGCCCGAACATATCGTGCACTCTGTTCTTGGAACATTACCCGCTTCTTTTGCCTTGGCTCACGTTTAGCGAATAATGTCCGGCTTATCGGGCGTCGTACCTGTCACTCGGTCTTGCAGAAACGACCCACAAGATTGCTGATGTGTATGCTACGACCGCTAAGACTCTGCGTCTTACTGGTAAAATAAATATGGCACGGACGGAGAGAATCGCACTCTCGTCATCGGTTTTGGAGACCGAGGCACTACTAATATACCACGTCCGTATTAAATGGTGGATCATCACGGTACTGCCCCGTGTTCTCAAGGTTAAGAGCCTAGAGCATCACTTCTTATGCTTATGATCCATAAAATGGTGGGAATGGACGGTTATGCTCCGTCTCACACAGATTCACAATCTGTTATGCTAATCTAATTACATCACAATCCCCATAAAAATGGCTGTCCCAGCACGGTTCGAACGTGCGACCTTGAAATTAACAATTTCTTGCTCTGCCAACTGAGCTATGGGACAATAAATTGTAGAGAGTGTTTGGTCAAGAGTGCTTATTACGCTACATGAACCCATTGCGATATTCCAATGGCTGTACCCTTTACTCTCTGTAAATTTTATTTAAGATACTTTTTGGCCAATGGGGTCAATTCCATTCCAGCATCTTGAAGTTGTTTGACTGCTTCTTTTCTGGTTCTTATCTTGTTTTTTAATCTACCTTCTAGCGTTGGCAATTTGATTTTATTTTTCATATTGGAGTATGTGACTGGAATTGCACCAGCATAAATGTCTTTTGCAGAGACCGCCCTATCTATTTCGGGCACACACATACATAAATTTGGTGCGGTAGACAGGGCTCGAACCTGCGACATCAAGCTTGGAAGGATTGCGCTCTACCAACTGAGCTACTACCGCAAAAATTTTAGTATCTGTTTTTTATACGTTTGGTTGATCTACGCGGCTTTTTCTTTGCCACACAGTCCCCCTTACACCTAAATAATGCCACACCCAGTATAATTGTCAAGGCCGCAGTGAAATATACTACTTTTTCATATGCTACTAATTCATCCAACGCAATTTTTCTTGAATTTTCCGCAGCATCAAACTTGTTATCCAGTATCTTGTTTATGATTTCCGTTACGGGATCTATTAGACGATATAACTCTCCATTATACAGTTGAGCGTGTATTTCTTTTACATCTCCACGCACACTCAATACTTGTATCTTTTTGATATATTCTGTTACTCGCTGTGTGCGTATAAACAACTCTTTGTCGTCTATTGTTTCTTTTCCTTCTACATTTTTCTTGTATGACGTAAGTAAAGTTTGTTGCTGTTGTAGCGTTTTTGTTAGCGTGTTTCTAAACTGATCTAGTGTTATAAGATCGTGCGATACTTTGACTTGACTATCTACAAGCGTAAGACCATATGAGTCAAACAACGGACTAAGTGTATTTGTTACAACCTCAAATTCTTTATACGAATGATCAATCTTTGAACGCAGCATTGAACTTGTGTATAGCCCCTTTGATACAAAAATGGACACAATAAAAAGCATTACAATAATGGCGTGTTTTGATTTCATTTTTTATTGATAAACTTTGCTGGGTTTTTGGATACTTGCTTTGCTAATCTTGCCAATCCTTGTAATAACTCAGGTGATATTACACCAACAACACCATATATTATTGCTTTGGTTAGGCTGGATATGTCAGTTTGTTCCAACATAAACCACGCTATTATAGAGCATATAGATGCAGCAAATATCTTTTTGAGTTGTTCTACCCACGGCATTTTACTGTCGTCTGTAAGTAATCTTGCGACCATTCCTGCCGCACCTACCAGTGCTACAAGCCATCCGCCAGTCAAAAACTCTCTTATCAGGTCTTTATCATCTGCCATATATTTGTATATCTATAGATATAATATATATGTCAAAAAACTATATAAAATTATTTACAATTAGCAAATACGTAATACTACGTATTTCCCATTCCGAACCGCGTGGAGGTTTGTAAAAACTCGGAACACTAAAAGAATATATCTCAACGGGGTTGATTACCCATCTTATTGATATATTCTTTCATTTATAAGAACAATATATTCACTTCGTGCTCACAACAAGTTATCTCTGTCACTATCCTATCCTAAACTTGTTGATTTGCTTCCCACAAAACGGTCCTCTCTATTATGAGTCCGGTGGCTATTTTAACGCTTAAAGGTGCGCTTTTACCTCTATCCCTAACAAAATTGATTTTTCTAAAGAACGACTAACACTCTACACACTTTTTATACTTTGTCAAACACTATTTTCATTTTTCTCCAAATAAAAACCCCACCTTTTTACTGGTGGGGCTGTTTAAGTTGAAAGTTATTTTCTCCTTTTAAGCCACACCAACACCATAGTCACCCCATTGGGCGATCTGGTAGTTTGAACTGTTTGGTCGGCTATTCATTTGTTAATAAATAGTAATATGGTATGGAAATACTCAAAAGTCAATAACTATTTTTAGCGTCTACGGTCGTGATCTCGGCGGTCGTCGCGGCGATTATCACGGGGGTGATTGTTCACGGGAGGACGATAGTTATTTGCCGGTGGACGATTGTTGAAGTTATGACTGGGAGGACGATGGTAGTTGTTTTGTACAACGCAGGGAGGAGAACTGCGAATCTCTGTATATCTGTGATTAGGATATGTATAAACCGGAGTTGGGCGGTGAATTACAATGACTCGGGGAGGGGGGCGGGGGAGGACTCATCACGATAATGCGGGAAGGAGGCTGGCGCACAACTACCTGTCCATACGAAGGATAAAAATCACGATCATAATAATCGTCATATGAAGAATATGTTTCCTGATAAACTGGTTGATGGTTTCCAGAAGTATGATATGTATGGTTGTCCGCAATAGCTCCAGCCACTAATCCCACACCAGCGCCAATTGCTGCGCCCTTCCACGCATTCCCATTATGATGACCAACTACGGCACCAACAATTCCTCCAACAATCGCACCGGTATCAGCATTTCGCCCAAATAAATCAGACTGGGCAAACGTTTGTGTAGCAGACAATAACAGAACCACGGACATTAGTGTATTTTTCATATGTGTAGTTTACTAATAATATATACAGTTATATAAAGTAAAAGTCAAGTACTTTTTTCATTATTGTATAACCGCCTAAACCTTTCAGTTATCTCATACGGATAATAAAAGAAAGTTTGGCCGTCATCAAACTTGATAAAATCAAACTGTGTGTCTTTTACTTGTTTCCTTGTACCTGTATATGTTGCCATTTTTCCCGTAGGAATATGAACAAGTCGTTCATTTTCAGCGAAATGATGTTCTGCGTATGCGTTTTTCATTCTTTGTATTTCTCCAAGAAGCGGTTTGATATTGTCTTGAAACTCAAGCGGCCTTTTAGCACATCGCTGTGTGTCTCAACTGCTGGACGCCAAACAATACCTTCAGCGGGAGTACCGTTGTTATAGTTCAGTTCATTGGCAATGCTCAAAAAATAATCAACACTCTTGGGCACAATGTCATTACCAAGTTGAATAATATGCACAGTATCTACAATCTTGATGTTATGTTTCTTGCCAAAACTAATCAAATCTTCTCTGTTCAGGTATTTGCCACTATCAATGTCGTATAGATTGAAAAGATATAATTCAATCTCTTTGAGCCCAAGACGATTTGCTTGAATACCCGGTCCAACCATTTCACCTTGAATACATAGATTACGATCTTCGCCACGAAGAATCTCTTCAAGTTTGAGCTTGCGAGCCATCTTCCAATGAGCATTGTCTTCTGTTTCTTTTAGGTTGAGATTACGAGAGCATACACCAAACTCATCATCACGCCGATATGCTGTAAAACTTGTGCCGTCCATCTTTAGTGTGCCAATAAGCACCAATCCTTTATTGCTTGCTTCAACAAGCACATTTGGCTCAGATTGCAGACGAACTTCATCTGTCTTATGTAAGAAAGATGGAAAGTTCCCTTTGACCATTCCGCTCAAATGAGCAGGCACAACAGGTTCGTATTTTTCAACACCAACAAGTGATGTAACATCCTGACCAACTTCATATTCACCTTGGGGCAGAATAGAAAGCGGCAATGCCAATCCTTGCGAAAGTTGGCCACGAAGACGAATAGTTTTTACACGCAGTTTCTTATCTACTTCCTTACGAAGATGATCATTCCAACTTGCGATAGGAAGTACACTATCAATCTCAAAATATACACACTTGTCATTGGGCTGAAACTCATTCTTTTTTACAACACATTCCCAGCCAAGAACTTTGGCACAAAGAATGGCATCTGCACCATTTATAGGGTTCAGTTCCTTGATAAGTTGAATAGATGCCAGTTTTCGGTCCATAATGCTATTACCATACACTATAATAACCTTTTGTCAATATGTTTTTAGCCCTTGATATATATTTATTATAATCAAGCATATATGATTTCACTACTTTCTCTATTACAAGAAGCACTTAGCGGCAAAGGATTTTATGACCAGCTTGTAAGTCCTTCGTTCAGAACACAGGATACATTCCCAGTAAAGATAGACTTTATTGTTGATAATAAGAAAGTAGAAGTAAGTATTCCTATAAAGATTACCATGAATAATCTAAAGCGTGAAGTTGACCAATACTTGCAGGCTCCTGGTGAAATGAAAACCAAGCTTGATACATATGCCTACTGGTATGATAACTTCAATAAGCTTGTGTTTGAAAGTATGGGAGAAAGTGATGGTTGTTTGTTCTTGGCGGCGTGCGGCTATTGTTCTGCCAACACCGCACTTGACCAAAACATTCTTGAGGCCGCTAAACTATACACCGCAGTAAAAAAAGATTTTGGTAGTGAAGAAGGTAAGCAGGCACTTTCAGATATTGCCGCCAATGTAAAGAGTAACCTAAAAGACAAGGATCTGGCATTTCTGGCAAAATATCCAAACAGTGCATATGCCAATCTACTTCTTCCAAAGAAAGACTATACTGGCAAGAAGATTGAAAAGGGGCCAAAGAAAGGTCAAGATGACATCTTTAGTGAAGTTACCGTGTCAAACGCCAAGATTCCAAACTTCAATACATATGTAAAGTATTATCTACAGCATAATGGAAATGTATCAAAAGAAGAACTATACAACGACCTTGAATCGGGCACATTTACCATTAGCGGAACAAAAATCAATTCATTTCTTATCAATCTTATATTTCCTGGCAAAAAATGGGCAGGCAAGATTGACCCTGCGACCATTGACCGCTGGATGATACGTGTATTCTTTGATGAACCATTGAAGAACATGGTTGAAAATGACATCACAGATTGGATTGCTCATATCCCAGACGATGAAGATGAAGAAGAAAAGGTCGATGAAGCAAAGCCAAAGAAACCAAAAAAGCCAAAGCTTTCGCCGGAAGAAGAAATGCTTGCCAAGAAAAAGAAATCATTGGAAAAAAAGAAAAATGCCATCGTAAACAAAATAGTAATGAAGCTGTTTGGCGATGATTATATACGTCAGAACCTGGTAAAGATACTACACGAAGAAGCACAAAAGATTGGTCTTACATCATATCAACTACAGGCACTTGCTTGGGTAAATATACGTGAAAGATATGATGAACCTGCTGCCAAGTTCGCTAAGTTTGAAGATGTTATGGAATATGCCAGAGATGCTGCCAGCACAGTTATGGCAATAGATCCAAACATCAACTCGGTGATGAACACGATCAAGATACTTTCATCTGGACCAAGATTCAAGTTCACCAATCCACAACAGGTTGTTGATACAATAGAAAACGCAGAAAGATATGAAAAGGTATATTTTCTGCCACCAAAAATCGCCAAAGCAAAGAAAGACAAGGGCTCTACGATTGATTATACCAAAATCAAAGTTGGTATGGTAAGCGACAATAAGGCGGATATATACAATCTGAAAATATCCAAAAAGAAGCCGATACAATCAATCGATGGAGCAAACAGAGCAGAAACACTCAAGAAAGTTCTTGATTGGATTTTAAACTATAAAACATAACATCATATGAGCCTACCAATCGTACCAGGACCAAACAATCAACTGATTACAGGATCTTTACCTACTCGGTATGGATTTACTTCAAACTATGTACAATCAGATACAGGAAGTGTAACAATAGCAAGTAGTTCAACTACTCCTGCGTCCGTTGTTAATGTTTCAATAACTACCACGGGAAATCCTGTTTTTGTATCGTGTACTGGAGACGCAAACCCAGCAACAGGCGGAGGATGGTGTGTATTTCAACTATACAGAGGCAGCACCGCAATTGGAAAGAAAGTTCAAGCAGAAAGTTCTGATAGCAACGAAAACGTGCCATATGGAATTACGTGCATTGACAATCCGCCTGCCGGTACATATACATATTCTCTAAAAGTTACATCAATTGCTGGCAGCAACTTTACTTTTGGTGAACCGGATGGACCAAATTTGACAGTGTTTGAAATAAGATGATACAAAAAAGCCCGCCAAATAGGCGGGCTTCTTGTTTATGTTTTAATATAAAAGAAGTTATTTGGTATACAAGTTTTTGAACTTATTGAAAGTAGATTCAAACAGAGAGGTTTCTGTTACCTTATCTGGAGAAAAATTTACTATTCCCGTTTCTAAAGATTTTTGAGTAGAACGTGCTTGATCGACCTGTGGCATATTTATTCTTGGAGTATCCGTTGCCGGATTTCGCTCTATAATTGTTGCCTTTGCATTTCTCGCTAAATATTGCGCGACATTGTCGTTCTGCAATTTATCAACTCCCCTGTAAATTTGATCTTTATATCGATTATATACTTCAAGAAATTCTGGCTTTAAATTGCTATTTACATATTCACGAACAGCTTCTTCGGAACTTTTCATCAAATTTTGTCCCACCGGCTTCTCCGTTGGCATTCCTTTCAATTCGGCTGCGATTGCTAGATGAAACGCCTTCAATGCCATTTCTGGATTGTCTCCGATTGCTTTATTATTAAAATCCAAACATACCACAGTTGCGTTTGGATTTGCGCAGCAAATTTTACTCCATCTATGGTGGCCGTCTATTATATATTTTCCCGCATAAGTTATTAGTGGTACTTCTCCATTCTTTGTAGAAAGCAGTACATTTTGGCCAGTAAGTATTTGATTAAGATCGGCGGTAGTTCCAAATTTACCGGTTCCAATAATATCATCTAAACTATTTCCAAATCCTATTTCAGTTTGGGACGGTATTAATTTACCAACCACACCCGATGCTCTCTTCACCGTAAAATTTTCTACATCGTCATTGTCTTTTTCTTTTGTTCCAGAAGTAATAAACGCATGTACCTTTGGGTCAGCGACCAAGGTATTGTATTTTTGAACAAACTGAGATACCGATATTTCTTTAAAGTCATTCCAAAATTCCGCTTTAAATTTTTGATCCAAATTTTTAGAATCTTGTTGAGTATCACTTTTTGAGTCGGACTGCTGTTCGGTCGCTTCCAATACCAACTTTTTATGCTTTTCGAAAGTAGATTCAAATATATTCATACTGGTTTATAATAAGGTTATGTGTATAAATATATATAAAAAAACAAAAACCCACCGTTTTTGGTGGGTTTTTATATTACAGCCACTTCTTTACTTCAGTATCGTTTTTATATCCACCCTGCTTGGCAAGTGCTTTGATTTTCTTCATTTCATCGCCTTTGATTTCTTCTGCCATCACATTTACAGGATGCATGTCATATATCTTACCATTGTCAGTGAGATAATACTTTTTTTCGCCTGCTTCTAATCTAACAACCTTATTGTCTGTAAAAAATACAGCGTCTGTTATTTTCATGATACTTCTTTTACTTCGCCACTTAGTGTAATCAATCCATCAACTGGTATCCAGTTTGTTATTTTGTTGCTATCTACAGGCTTGCCACCAATTCGTCTATTTACTGCCACCGTGATATGCGGTATAGTATTCTTGCTATAAAAACCAACTACTCTTACCGCAATAGCCTTGTCGCTGATACCATAATGAGTAATATCAAGTTTTTGCTTGGTGCCAAGATATTGTTTTATAAACTCAGGAGCATTACCCATACCTATGGTCATATGATGGCAAATCATTTCCCAGCCATTATCACGCGCAAGAATAGGCAATCTAACGCCATTTACTTTGATATTGTCATCTGCCCATTTGACTAACTTTAGATGCGACTTTTCGTCTAATACAACAGCGGTATACATATTATTCTGGTAGTTGATAGTTGTCTGGCACTTCGTTCTTTATAACGAACAAAGCATATTCTTCAAGCGACAATCCCAAAGATTCATGCAAGTCTTCGCCCTGTGGTGTATTTTTCCACACTTTGATGCGTGACTGGATCCTTGCTTCAAGTTTAGGATTGTCGGCTAACTTCATATTATTTGGTGATTGTTAGTACCTTATAAATAGTTGCCATAAAGCATATTTCTCTATCTGCCACAGATGCTTCTTGATATTGACCTTCTGCGAGAGCAAGAATAACTTCGCCTTGAGCATTACCGGCATATACATCAATCTTTTCATACATCTCTGTATAAAGGTCGCTGAAGTTCTTTAGACTGTTATCTGCCACAAGTTGGCGAATGTCTGTGAATGCCTGTTTCTTGTTTGTATTCTTGAGCATATCAATCAGTTTGGACTTGATATCACCCTGTAATACATCTTCTTTGGCAAGTTTGAGTTCAGCATTGATTACTCCACGCTGTGCGGTATTGATGATGGCACGAATGTCTGGATAATGACTATTGACGAGCAATACAACACTCTCCTTATCAAACTTGATATTTTCCTTTTGTAGAATCTTCACAAGGTTGGCAGCAACATCCTTCTTGGTCGGAGGATGAATAGCATAAGATTGACAACGAGATTGAATAGGTTCGGTGATGCGTTCGTGATAGTTACAAGTAAGTATGAAGCGAGTGTTCATACTATATGTCTCCATCGTATTACGCAGACCTGCCTGACCAGCGGCGGTCAAATAGTCGGCCTCGTCAAGAATAATGACCTTCAAGCCATTGAAGCCAATGGTAGAAGCAAAGTTCTTGATCTTTACACGAATCGTATCAATACCGTTATCATCCGAAGCATTGATGTAGAGTACATCACACTTGATGCTCTTCGTGATAAGTTTCGCAAGAGTAGTTTTGCCAGTTCCAGCGCCACCATATAAGAGTAGATGTGGTATGTCATTTTCGTTGATATATTGCTTTACCTTTTCCTTCAGAACGTCGTTGCCAACATAATCAGCCAAACTTATTGGGCGATACTTTTCGCACCAAAGTGAATGCTCGATGTTGGTGTTTGTATTTTCGGTCTCTTCAAGAAAGTTCATTTTAGTTGTCAATCTCCTTCTTGATGAGGAAATAGGACGCTTCAAAGTCCTTGTTCTTGAATGATATGTTGGAAATGCCAGCAGCAGCGACCTTGAAGATGACTCCGCCAAGACCACGACTCTTGCTGATGATCTCCTTGAAATAGTTGGCATTAAAACTGATGGGCTTGTCCAACTTGTCCTTGCCAGCAATCGGCGACACATCCAACTTGATGCGGCTGGTATTGATGTTGCTATATCCGATCACCAGTTCCATCTTGTCCTTCTTGTTCATAAGAAGAGTAAATGTCTCAACTTCCGGCAGAGCATTCTTGGCCTTGATATACTTCTCAATGAAAATATCATCCATAGGAATCTCAACATCATATGACTTGATTTCCTTGACCTTGGGGGCGGATGGAATAATAGACAGGTCCGCCAGCAATACCGTGGAGTCAGTGGAGCCATCAGACACAGACCAACTGATGGGTCGGTCATCAATCTTATTCACGGCGATTTCAATAGTTTCGTCCAGCACGCCAATCATCTTCTTGACTTGAGCAGTATCGTGAATGCCATACTCGCCGTTATCAATCTTGATGTTGGAAAAGGAAACAATACCGGCAAGAGTACGATCCTCGGATACGAAGTTCGTCTTGATGGCACTTCCGTCAGATACAATCTTCACGGACTCAATCGTCCCGTTTAGATTGTAAAGGTCAATGAACTTGTTTAGTTCTGATTTATTCATAGTAGTAGTGTTTATATGATGTATAAAATGTATGGTTTGTCAATGTCAAAAAGCAAAGAACTCACTGATTGCTTCTTCATCTTCGCTGTATAATGTCCAGTTTAGTGCTTCATAAAAGTGCTTGAGTTTCTTTTCTAACTCAGCATCCCAGATACGGTTACGGTCAATATACTGATTGATAAAGTCCATAACAATCTTGGGGTCTTTACCATCATCCTTGAACGCAAGTCCATCCAAGCCAAATGGATTACTTTTTACATATGCCCATTTGATTTTTCCGCCGCTCATAATGGGTTCTGTTTCTGTAAGATTATATCTCTTTAGCATATCGTTATATGCGAGAGCAGCCTTACACTGAGCAGTAGAACCATCAACGAAATGAAATAGTTCTCTATCCTTGGGATTGAAATCTGTCTTGGCGTCGGTATTGGCGATGAACCGAACAGAAGTATTCTTGGCAATGTCTTCAAGGTTGAACGACTTCATAGACGACTTGAAGTCCAGAATCTTCTTATCCAGTTGCTTCTTGTCTGTACCACGCAATATGTCTTCCAGCACCGAACTCATAAAATCTCTGAACTTCTTGGGGTAACTTGAACGCACAACGTCCAGACCCTTGATTTCAATGTCGTTGGTGTCCTTACCCAGTTCCATATTATACACCTTGAGCATTGCATAACGCTTCTTGACTATCCAGAATGCGGCTTGAGCAACAACGTCGGGAGCAATCTTGATGCGATTGTCTGTGCTATTGAACATCTTTACCATCATCACCTTGTAAAAGTCATTCAAGCCGTCAGCAACCTCATTGATAGTATTGATGGCATATGGCTTGATGTCTATTATCTTCTCGTGCTTGGCAAGAGAGTTGATGTCAAGATACAGCGAGTCAGTATCAATATAGATTACATAGTCCTTGTCTTTTGTATCGCAGCGTTTGTTGAAGCGGGCATTTACAAACTTGGCACTGGTCTTGATGATTTCCTGTCCAGTAAGTGTAACAGCGGCGGCATTATCAAGATCATAGAATCTGAAAATGGGAAGACCAAGAACACCATACAACGAGTTAAGCAAAATCTTCTGCACTTGCTGACGACGCTTCCAGAATGCAGTAGCCGCCTTGTCTCCACTATCAGACGCTTCTTTCATCTTGTTCTTGTATTCTACACGTTCAGCAAACCACTTCTTTAGAATATCTGGAATACAACCAATCTTTTTCTGATCATATACCACCCCGTTGGCACTTACAGACAGGTTGTTTTCCGCAAAGAACGTGTTGAGTTGCTTGTATGTATATTTGTCGTCGGCAAAATCAACAACATCTTCTGTCTGCTTGGCAAACTTCTCCGCACTCCAGTTATTGATTACTGCCATCTTGGTCTCTGGAGAGATGTTGATGCTCATGATCACGCTGGGATACAGCGAGTTGATGTCGGCAGAACATACCCAATCATATCGACCAGGTACAGGATCTTTTACATACGCACCAACAAATCCTTCTTCACTATCATCCTCGTCGTCTCCAACAGAGTCTTCGTCATCTTTTTGTTGTGGCTTGTTTGGAGCAACAAGTTTCTTGCGGCGAAGATATGTAAGCAACGCACCTTCAAGAATCTTGCTGGAAATGCTGAATTCTTCATAACCCGTGTGACAAACGTGGCAGATGCTCTGAGCAAGGTCAATGAACTGCAACTTGTCATTCATCTTGCGAACAAGCACAATGTCGTGCAAGTTATACTCAATAAACTTGTTGATGTCGGTCTTCTTCAAGTTGTCCAGAGAACCATCATAATCAACCTTACCAACACCCAGTTCTTCCTTGGCGACAGTATCAAGACGATAGTTGGGCAAGTTCTTCTGGCTATATTTCTTATACAGCAAGATATAGTCCAGCGTATTCACGCCAGCGATGGTCATCTTGTTCTTGAACTTGTTGAAATAGCAAACTCCGATGGGAGACAACTGCCCAGCAGTTTCTTCATCAAACACTTTGAGCAGTCGAGCGTGAAGATAAGGAAAGTCAAAGCCGTCAATGTTCCATCCAGTAGCAATAGTAGGATTGACTTCTCTCCACTTGGTCAAGAACGCCTTGAGCAAATCTTGTTCGTGCAGATACGCAGTTACTTCTGCACCGTGCATTACGCCATCTTTTACAACACCATCTTCATCAAGAACAAAGCAATAGTATTTGTTATTTGCTACATCGCACAACGCAATAGCAGTAATCTTCTGCACAGGATTTTCCACGTTGGGATATCCGCCAGTAGAATCCACTTCAATGTCAAGCACCGCAAGACGATGGTTGGATGATACATCATCGCTGCTTCCATAAACATCTATCAGAAAACGAGTTTCAACAGGAACATCCGACTCAAGCAACGAAGAATCTCGCGGATTGAACTTCTCAACTCGCTCAAGTTCTTGACCATAAATGGACTTATATTTTCCGCCCTTCTTCTTTTTATACGCATATGGCACATACTTCACTCTGGCATAACCATTTTGGTCATCCCAAACGTGCACAAAGTTGGCCTTGCGATCATAGAATATGGCTTGATACATACCAAAAACTCTAACAGAATAGATACAATTGTCAAGGTTTAATACGAATAGTACGATCTACAGTATACCACAAATTTTCACGCAATTATTGTACTCCGATACGTCGTGGTTCTATGTCGTGTTTTTTGTATATTATACACAGCTTATCATTAGAATAAAACTCTATTTTGTCAACCATAGATATCACATCAGGATTAATTTTATTGTTAAACTCCATAGATCGTGCTTGTATAGCCTTAAATACTTTTATAGTATTTAATGCAACGTGCAGATCTTCTATGGCATATACTCCTCCAGCATTCAGCGTACAAAATAATTCATTGAAAGAAATTATATGATGTTCGTGAACATGACTACCGTCATCTAATATAAAATCGTACTTTTTATCTCGTAAACTTCTTAGAAAAGAAGGATCTGATTGATCACCAATTTTTATTTTTATCGTGTCACTTTCCAACTCACTCTTTTTAAATCTATTCTCATTAATATCTATTCCGGTAATATTACACTTTTTGTCAAAATAATCGTCCCACATCTTCAAAGAACTTCCAAAACTAACACCAATCTCAAGCATATCTTGTATGTTTCTATTTTTTAATATTTTTTGATAATGTTCTACATATCCATGTCCCTTGATACCATTTTTTGGCAAAATACTATTTGGAACTTTTTTATCTGTATTGTATTTTTCTGCCAATACCATCAAATTTCTTCCAATCTTGGTGTTATTTTTTTGTATCGTAGTTGCTGCATTGTATCCGTGAACAATAAGTTTTACCAAATTTTTTGGAAGCTCGAATGATTTTTTAACAATAGAATAAAATTTATCGTGCTGTTCAGTCATTAACCATATTTCTGGAGTTTCTTGGCACAACGATAAAAACATGGAAGGAGACCTGTCGGTATATATTCTGCCCATATATTCTTCACCCGTATGCATATCTACTTTTGTAGGTTGCGCGAATAATAAAAATTTTTTGTACTTTTCAATATGTTTTAAATAACTTTCGTGTATCGATTGAACATAATTATTTTCCATATAATCGTCACAGTCGTGTCTAGTTTGTATGTTATATCCTTCTGCGAGTATAATTTGTTTATAGCTACTTTGGTTGCAAACGACATTAACTTTAGAATTGTTTTTAATAAATTCTTTTTTAATCATTTCCGCGTGCTTTGGTATTTGTTGATTCGTCGTAATATATAATGTAAAATCTTTATTAGACTGAGCGCATATTGACGGTATAAAAAATTTTCTCATGGGTATAAAATACCGCATAAACAGCTTGTCATCTGCGAAGTTACATCTAGTTACAATTGCGTGTTTCATATTTTTTTATCTATACCGGATATTTTTGATGATTTATTGTTGTCGTGTATTACTAGTTTTACGTATCCAGTCTCTATTGAAATCACTTTTGACACAAATTTAGGAAACTGACCGTGATATGTGTGTAATATATGTTTGTTTGGTGTTCTCTGGCATAACGTGAGAAACATAGATGTACAGTTATCTGGATACGTTTTTGTAGTATATTCCTCTCCAGTATTAAAATCGAGTTTTGTTGGCTGGGCGTGAATCAGAAACTCATCATATTTTTCTATATTCTCATTATAAATTTCTTGTATTTTTTGAATATATTTGGGATCCATATAATCGTCGCAATCGTGACGGGTCTGAATGTTATAGCCGTTGCCGATTACATAGTTTCCAAAATCGCTTAACGTTGTATCTACATCTATTCCACTTTCTTTAAACTCTTGATGTATTAGTTCTTGATGATGTGGATACTTTTCATTGTTGGTATTAAAAAACAATTTAAAGTTTTTGCAAATTTGTTTTTTTACCGAAGGTATGAACGTATTTTTCATTACTTCAAAATATTTCCTGAATAATCCATCGTCTACAAAGTTACATCGACTGAGGATTATATGTTTCATAGTTTATTGTTCTGCTTGACTATGAACTTGGCAATATCCGTTTTCAGCAAATCGCAATTTGGTATAACACAATGACCACCAATCTTTCCATCCTCGTGCTTCAGATTATATCGTGCATATTGCGGAAATCCTAACTTTTCATATCCTATATTGTATGTCCGATTTGATTTTATATACACCATGTCAAAATCAAGATTATGCTTCTTACAGAAGTTGTATATCTCCTTTTCCGCGATTATATTAAGCCCGTATAAAGTCGTACAATACAACTTCATGACTTCAAGTGATTCTTGGCTGTCGTGTTCTTCAACGGCGACACCGACTTCGTTGAAGTACTTTACCAAATATTCGCATCTTGGAGCCAAATATTTGACAAACGTTTTTAAACTCTGTTCCAAGTGTGGATGTATGCCACGTACCGGAGAATAGTATGCTTTACATTTCTTAGCGGTTTTCATCGGAACCGTGCTATGAATAACAGTATACGTTGGCTTATACAACTTCTTATATTTTTTAACTTCACGCACAAACTCTTTGCTGTATGGGAAGCAGATATGCATTACATTCACATCTTTTACATCTATGGATTGGTTATAATCGACGGAATATACTTCATACTTTTCTTTAAGTATATTATACATAGACTTTCCTATTTCTCCAAACCCTACTATTAGTTCAATGTTTTTCATAAAATTCCATCTTCATTTCTATTTAAGAAATATTCGAATATATCCTTGTATACCGATTCTTCTACATTGTCAATCTGCAATAAACCAATACTATTTAATTTTATGCAATTTGCAATATCTAATTTTTTTAATATTTTATGTCTAAACTTATAATTTCTTCCTTCTTTCTCTCCGTGCCATTCGTGAATGAATCCACCCTTTATACAGGTTACCGATTCGTTCACATAAGCATATATCTTTTCTTTCCAGGCTGTATATTCTGTGTGGGACTTACCACTTAAGTTTTTAAACACGGGCCTATCATTTATACAGTTTTCAAACAACGAATATAAAAATAATGTGTCTCCTCCTCCAACGGCACAATACGGATATAATCCCCCGTGTTTCCAAAATTCTCTATTTGCTGCCCATGCACCACCGGGATGACCCTCGTTTGTCTTAGTCGGACCACCCGCGTGGATGTTTCCCAATGTATTTTTTATAATACCACCATATCTGTTTGTCAGGTTTCCAGTTTGATACATTTGTACCAACTTATACTTTGTTAGTGCGTTGGAAGTATCTATATACCATTTTTTATTTGTAAAAATAAGGTCGGTGTCTATCCACGCAATCTTTGTAAAATGTTCTGGTATATATTTTTCCAATAAATTTAATGCAGCTTCTTTTTGAAAACAAATATTATTTCTATTTACCTTGATCTGTATAAATCCATCCATATCCGTAGTTTCAAATTTATCCGTAAGTGACAGTTCTATTCCATATAAAGGAACGCCGTCATATTTCATTCTTCCCAGAAATCTGTAAAAATTATTTTTTGGATGCTCAAACCCGCACCAATTATAATAGCAGCACATTACTGCCATATCATTGTGTACGTGCGATTCGTTCATTTTTAATTTTCCATCATTTCCTAACCCATATATCGTGAAAGTATCGATGGGTTTTTCATTTTTTTTCGAGATTACATAATTCAATTCGCCGAACAATTGAATAGTGCTATAATTTTCAGTGAATAAATATTCTGGATTTGGCCATACGTCGTGTGCACGTAAGTCATATATCATATTAGAATATTTATCTTTTGTGGAAGATATTGAATTTGGTCGCAACTGTTTAGACAAATTGTTTTCGTGATATCTTCTATAAAATAATGGATCTTCTATTTTATGGACCGGAATAGATTGAGCCGCACATCGTTCCGAGAATTCTGCATCTGCCGCGCATGTCCACGGACGAAATCCATTCATATCAATCAATAGTTGTTTTTTTATACCAAAACATCCGTGGGAATATATTGACGATTTACTCAAATTTTTATCACCAGAAAAATTTTTTCCGTGGTCAAAATTATAAAATTTATATTTTACAATATCATTCTGCAACAATGCTTCGTTTATTTTTTTTATCGAATCTGGCATCATTACGTCGTCCGAATCAAAAAATAAAATATTTTTATATTTTGCCTTTTTAAGTAAAGTATTTCTTATTATATATGGACCAACATTTTTTGAAAAATAAAATATTTTAATACAACTATTTTTAAAAATTTTATGGCTGTTCAAAAACACTAACGTCTCATTGCAATTGTCTATACCTAGTAATATTTCGAAAGAATCGCACCTCTTCGCCGAAATAATTATGGAATCAATACATTCCTCCAAAAATTTTGTATTTTTGTAGGTAGGAATTACGATTGATACCTCGTATCTTTTTTTTATAACATTATGTAACCATTTAAACATATTAAATACTATATGGGGGACTTTCCGTTGGAGTCGTTGTTGGCGTGTTTGTTGGTGTCGCCGTAGATGTTGCCGTGGGCGTTTTTGTTGGAGTTGTTGTTGCAGTAACAGTAATCGTTGGTGTCGTAGTATTTGTTGGCGTTGTAGTAGGTGTGCCGGTAATTGTCGGAGTGACCGTTAGTGTTGGCGTTAGAGAAGATCCTGGTGTGGGTGTGACACTCTTTGTGGGAGTATTTGACGGAGTTCCTGTTGGAAATGGAGTAGGCGTTGGCGTCGGGTTTGACGTTGAAGTTGGAGTTAACGTTGGAGTTATAGTCGGCGTAGGAGTTCTTGTTGGTGTATGAGTTGGAGTATGTGTCGGACTTGTTGTTACACTAACAGTTACAGTAGCAGTTACGGTGGGAGTTGGTGTATTTGTTCTGGTCTGAGTAGGCGTTGGTGTCACTGTGCGAGTGACACTTGGTGTGGGAGTAGGTTGCAGAAATAGTATTGATTTTTTACTGACCAACTTCCAACCAGTATTTGCGACGTTGGATGTAGTTTTAACATATACATAAGAACCTGTATCTGCCTGTCTCAACAAACCTATATCGGCTAATACTCTAAGATAAAAAGGATATTCCGTTTTTGTAAAAAATACATTTTCCCATGCACCATTGTGATTTGACCCAGAATAATTTATTCTATAAAAAGAACCAGTTTTAAAAAACAATGCATCTTTAGGGGCATATATAATTCCCTCTGGGTTTCCATCTGATGGTGGATTTCTTTTTATAAAAAGGCTCATTCTGTATTATTATAACTATCAAGAGGTGGTCAAAAAACGCCGTTCTTTTACCCCCATAGTATATAAATTTAGCCTATTCCATTTACCGCAGTGCGGACAATTTGATATATACCTGTTTTTATCTGGTATATAGTCGCTTGTAGCAAATGTTAAATTACAGTTTCCACATACCACGTTTATCTTTGTGCGTGGATATAATGATACTATTGGCTTGTCTATATGCTTTGCCAAACAGGTATCGTTGGAATTAATAATGATTTTAATCATCGTCTTTCTCTGATTCTTTTTCTTCAGATAAATGTGCCGGTGGATATCCTCTTAATAATATTGGCAGCGTATTGTTGAAAAAAGAAGATACGAGATCTATCAGTGATACATTCACTACCATAAACAAGAACGCTGTTCCAAATAAAAACACAAACTGCCAAGCACCATGCCAAGATTTAATTATTTCTGTTATTGCGTCGATCATATATAACCTATATTAGAGATCAAAATTACTTTTGACCAGTCTTTTATGCATATAAATAGAAAGCCGCTATGGTTTTTCACCATAGCGGCTTCGCGCATAACCTTTGTTATTTATTAACTAGCGGCAACATTGACCGCAGGAACAGAGGCTGGTGTAGCCTTGGTCTTCTTTTCAGACTTGACCTCGGCAACAGTAATAGCAGCCTTGGGCTCGTCGTTGAAGATAACACCAGCAGCCTTGGCAGCATCGAGGACTTCCTTAGAAGGATTTGCCGAAGCAAACACCATCTTGGGACGACCAATAGCAGGCTTGATTTTGCCGATAGCAACGATCTGCTTGCTTTCAACTGCCTTGTTCACTCTGAAACGAAGAGTGATGTTCACGGCATCCGGATACAAGTTCTGGATGTCGTCGATAGTAAAGTGGCGGTTTGTGGGCCACTCGATGTTTATTGTATTCTTCTTTTTATTAGACATAAGTTTAATATGTTAATTGTTAATTATGTTATTTGTTTTTAGTTAGTTTACCTTACCAAATTTTAGCTCATATAATAGCCATCAAAATATCCGTTGTGATAATCCATACTGGATTCAGAACGCATATTTGTGCCATAGTCAAGACCAGAAGAACGATCATTCTTTCCGTCCTTTGTTCCAGCAATATACTCTTGCTCAACAACGTCGCAATCATTCTGCTCAGAAGAGCAACTGCACGCACTATTGTCGCACAAATCGTCGTTGGAATCGCTGTAATCTTCCTCCGAGTCATAATCATCATTGTCGGGCTGGATTTCTTCTGCCTTGCTGGTATAAACAACCTTATCCAGTTCCTTGATTACGTCGTTGATTTCGGACGCGACGGTGTATTCACACACACGCATCTTGGTATGACCCTCGTACTTGGGCACGCTGACCACATCCTTGGGGTTGACCTTGACGATGAGCAGGCGATTTCCGCCAGCAGCAGGAGCCTCGCCCTTCTTGAAATGACCATACTGAACAACATAGTCAAGAGCACCAACGTGCAGACCATTGCTACAATCAATACCATAGTTGTCGTCCACCATATTACGAGGCATCGAAACTACACCACCAATGCCATTGAAAAACTTGCCACTATAAATATCGGTATAGTTGCTACGAACCGCCTTATAGGCAAGGAAGCAACCATCATCGGTGATAGGCAGACCATAGTTCTCAAGGAACCAGTATGTTTCATCCACCGCACGCTTACTGGGATTCTGCATCAGGTTGTCAAGGAACTTGACCATATGGTCAAACTTGAAACCATCTGTCATCATCTTGAGAATGCGAGTGGTAAGTGTATTATGAATAGCAAAGCCATTATAGAAAATCTCGCCATTCACCACCGAGACGGATTGGCCATAAGTAAAAGAAACTATAGCCTTGGCAATATTGACAAGATTATCAATATTAGAGAAATCACCAGCCTTGATACTCTCAATGATCTTATTATAGTTGGGATGGTCAGTAGCCACAGTCAAACACTCGCCATTGAGATAGAGTGTGACGGAGCCATTTGTCTTGATGACATATGGAATAGTAGTATTGGTAGTAGTACTCATGATAGTTTTTATTTAACGGATATTATATTATGTGGATTTTATTATTTTGTCAATAGATATTATGACTTCTCATCAATAAAGTTGATGATGTTATATAAAGTCGCGATTTGATTAGAATAAGCAGGAATAGCATCAAGGATATTGAAGTACTTGTCATTGATGACAGTCTTGAACTCTTCAAGATTCATTGGCATAGCAGCGTGCTGCTTTTTCTTGACGCCAAGGAAATGAAGAAATGATGCAGTCGGAGATGTATTATACACCTTATGAAGATTGGTGTATGTACGAACAAACGTCATAAGCATATCACGAGTATTTTCATTCTTAATAT